CTGAGTGGGTCAATTTTCACCGGCGATCTGGGTCAATTGTATCCCGGCGTTCACATACCTATACAATCGATTATCAAAATGGCGAAGAAGCTATTCAAAATATTATAGATGCTTTATCAGAAGTATGTAGATAACTTGAACTACTTAACTAAATCATAAAATATGTTTGAAGACAGCAATGATTAAAGCTTTGCTGTCTTTTATTTTGCTCCCCCGATGTCTACTTTCTGTTTTTGATACTTTGGAAACCGATGATAGATATTCGTATGCCTCTCTCCGTAGAATTTCAAACAGATATGGGCTTAAAAACTGAAAATGGTTGATCACCAAAGTAATCTAATAAATCTTCATCAAATACGAAAATGCATGTGATAATGGAGAATGTCCAATATCATTAGGAAGACCAGCTAATATAAGATTTGACCAAACAAAAACACGAAGAAAGGAAGGTGATTCTTATGGCTGTCTTAAGGAAAGATACAAAAATAAATAGGCAAAAAGAAAAGCTAACTGAATTATACAGTAACCTTGATGATAATAAAAAATCAGTCGCAGAGTCTCTTATAGACAATGCGGCTTTTATGATTGTAAATCTTTCAGAATTAAGAGATGAAATTAATAAGAGTGGAATGATTTATAAGTACGAAAACGGCAAACAGTCAAATATCTGTGAGCATCCGGCAAATAAGGTCTATATCAACATGATCCCGAAGTACCTAGCAATAATGAAACAACTATGTGACTTATTGCCGAATAATGTTGAACAGCCGAAAAAAGATGACTTTCTTTCGTTCATTGAGGATACATAAGTGATGCGCATTGAATGAAATAAATTATGTTCGTGAGTATTACAGTCAAATCATTACAGGTCAAATCAAAGTAAACAAGCGAATTCGGCAGCTCTACGATAAAGTTATTGATGAGTTGAATAACCCTAAAGAAAACTACATATTCGATATCAAGAAAGCTACGAAGCCTTTAGTATTCATAGAAACATTTTGTAAGCAATCGAAAGGACGCTGGATGGGAAAACCTATCCAGCTTTTATTGTGGCAAAAAGCAATGATACAGGTCATATATGGCTTTGTATCGGCTGAAACAGGCTACAGACGCGCCAGAGAGGTTTTTTGCATATGCGGTAGAAAGAATGGGAAGTCAGTACTGCTTTCAGCACTGAGCTTGTATGACCTCTGTACAGAGCAAGGCGCACAAGTGGCTTGTGCCTCAACGAAGAAGGATGCTGCAAGGATTGTCTTTGAAGAGACAAGAAATATGATCCAACAGTCAGAGTACCTAAGTAAGCATATTCGAAAGCGCAAGCTTGACTTATATATGGAATCTAATTTTGGTACTATGACACCTCTGGCGAGTGATAGCAACAGCTTAGACGGACTTAACCTCTCCTTCTGTTGCTGTGATGAAGTTGCAGCTTGGAAGGATCGTAATTTATGGGATGTTTTGAAGCAGTCGCAGTCAGCCAGGACACAACCGCTGATGTTTGCAATTTCTACATGTGGGTTTAAATTTGATAACAGTATCTTCAATTCTCTTTATGATCATGGATGCGGTGTTCTTGACGGCACGATTATTGATGATGCGTTCTTGCCTTTCTTTTATGAAATGGACAATGAAACTCAGATCGATGATGAAGCGCTTTGGATATTAGCTAATCCATCAATCGGTGTTATTAAGAACAGAGATGAGCTAAGAGCAAATGTAGAACGGTCAAAAACGGACTATACTTTTAGACCAACAGTGCTTATTAAAGACTTCAATATACCGACACAATCTGATTTGGAGAAATGGCTTTCATTTGAGGTCATTGAGAACTGTTTCAAGCCTTTCGATATCAATGACTTTAAAGGCAGCTATACCATTGGCTCTCAAGATTTGTCATTAAGTGGAGATTTGACCTGTTTAACGCTGATTCTTCAAAAAAAGGGCAGTAATATCAAGTGCATCTACCAACATTACTTCTTACCAAAGGAAAAGCTAAAAGAGCATTCGTCAGACGGTGTACCATATGATATCTGGCATCAACAAAGACATATTACGTTTTGTGAAGGTAATAAGATACAAGTTGAGGATATAGTTAGCTGGTGGAAAGATGTAGTTGAAAAACTCAGTATCATTCCTATCGTCATTGGTGAAGACCCTTGGGGTACTACCTACTGTACAAAGCTGTTAAGAGATAATGGATACAAGATTGAAGATATCCGGCAGGGGTACAAAACAATAAGCCCTGCAATGAAGGATATTACGCTTGAGCTAAAAGCTGGCAACATTATCTATAATTCACCAGTTTTGAAATGGTGTTTGTCCAATACAATCTTATGCCGTGATCCTTCCGACAATTGGAAATATGATAAAGCAAAATCAAAGCAGCGAATTGACGGCGCTGCTTCTCTTATAACTGGATGGGCTTCATATCTAAATCACAAACAAGACTTTCTAAATCTAATCAAATAACGAAAGGAGGATGCGCTATAGAAAAGAGGAATTTTATACAACGCATATTCGGCAGCAATCCATCCGAAAAAGGACAAGCACTAACTAGAGTTCAGATGCTTAATTCTTATACAAATAAGGTTTATGATTTTAACTCTGACCTTTATGATAACGACACTGTAAGAGCTTCTGTTAATTGTATAGCAACACATTTTAGTAAAATGGCTCCACAGCATAGGCTTAAGGGGAAGCCGGTTAATTCACAGATTAATAGACTGTTATACAATCGCCCAAACCCTGATATGTCAACTTTTGACTTCTTATATAAGACAATTACTGCCCTTTACATGCAGAACAACGTATACATATATATTAAGCGTGACAATTTGGGAAATATCATCGCTTTATATCCGGTTCTATATAATCAAGCTGAGTTAAAGCAGGACAAATACAATAACCTGTTTTTAGACTTCCAATTTAGTAATGGACAAAGAGCAGTTGAGAGTATAGATAACTTGATCATTTTGCGTAGGCACTTCTATAAAAATGACTTTTTCGGAGAGAGCAACAAAGTTGCCCTCTTTCCTGTGATAAATCTGCTCCACATTATCAACCAAAGCATTATCAATGCTGTAAAAACAAGCGGTATTGTTAGGGGAATTCTTAAGGCAACCGGCATGCTACAGGAGAATGATAGGAAAGCTAAGAAAGAAGCTTTTGAAAAAGACTACTTATCAATTTCTGAGGGTTCGGGAGTAATTGTTACTGATAGTAGCTTTGATTATACTGCCTTAAATTCGACTAACACTACTGTTATTGATGATAAGGTAACGACATTAGCTAAAGATAAAATCTATACCTACTTCGGTATCTCAGAAAAAATCGTCAACGGTGAATTTTCAGACGATGATTATAATGCTTTTTATGAGTCAGTGCTTGAGCCACTGGCTATATATTTCAGCCAAGAGATAACCGCAAAGGTGTTTACTCAGAGAGAGATGGACTTTGGCAATGAAATAGTATTTGTTGCTGATCGTCTTTCATATATGTCTACGAAGTCTAAAGTTGATATGTTTACAGCTATCAAAGAACTTGGTGTTATTAGTAAAGGTCAGATTGCTACGATTTTTAATCTACCTGTTCCACCTGATGCTGATCGATATCTTGAAAGCTTAAATTACATGGACAGCAGCAAGATAACTGAATATCAGCTAACGAAAGCTAATACAGAATTAGGTGATAAAGATGGCGAATAACATAACTCAAACGAAGAAGCACAAAGAAAGATATGAAGCCAATCACTTTGATATAATGCATCATCCTGATTTCATTACAGATAAATCCAAATTTGAATTCAAGCATATATGCGGCAGCTGTTCAAAATCGAAATATTGTCAGAAAGGAAAAGCTGCAATAATTCTAAAGTGCGTCGATTATAGAGAAAAGGAGGCTAGAGATGAGCAAAGATACAAAAAAGCTTCCCATACTAGGAAGTAAGGAATACAGAGCCTTCGCAATGCCAGATATAAAAGCTGAAGACGAAGGAAACGTAATTGAAGGTCACGCTGCTGTTATTGGTCAAACAACCAGTATCGGTGGTTTGTTTTATGAAGTAATTGATAAAGGTGCTTTCGATAAAACGGATTTCAGAGATGTTTTGTTCTCTGTGAATCATAACATTGATAATATCCCTCTTGCCAGAAGCCGTAATAACAACGCTAGCTCAACTCTTCGATTGATGATTGATGATATTGGGCTATACATTAGAGCTTCTCTTGATACCGATAACAACAGTGAAGCCAGAGCCTTATACAGTGCTGTACAACGACAGGACATTACAGGTATGAGCTTCATTTTTGTTGTACGAGATGAGTACTGGGAGTCCCTAGATTCCGATATGCCGACAAGGCATATAACTGATATAGCCAAGGTTATTGAGACTAGCGCTGTGTCATTTCCTGCATATGAGAATACGGATATAAGCAGCCGTTCTGTTGTTGAGTTGGATGGCTTGAAGCAGATGCTGGAGAGCAAGAAGGCTGACTATATAAACACAATAAATAAAGATGCGCTTGAGGAAAGGCGCAAAGCAATCATACTCAAAACACTGTTTTGATATTAAGGAGATATTTACATATGAATAAAAACACTGAAAAACTCTTTGCTATAAATACAAGAAAAGCTGAGATTCGCTCACTTGTTGAAACGAATGCTGAAGGCATTGACCTTGATGCTCTGGAGACTGAGCTTAGAAGTCTCGATACCGAATTTTCTGATATCGAAAAAAGAATGAAATTCGCTGACGGTATCACAATTTCAAAACCTACAGAAGGAGATAATATAGATATGATTACTGATACATATACGGTTGCTTCACCTGAATATAGAAGTGCCTGGCTCAAAAAGCTTCAGGGAAATGAGCTTACCGACGTTGAGAAGAGAGCTATGACTATTTCAACTGCCGGTGCTGCCATTCCAACGACTACACATAACGAGATTCTTAAGAAGATTAAGGAACGTGCGCCGCTTCTTGCAGATATTACACTGCTTGAGGTTCCTGCCGGTGTTACTTATGCGGTTGAAGGCGTAAATAATGAAGCATCACTTCACGCTGAAGGTACTACCATCACTGGCTCAGAAGATACACTTGTAGAAGTTACTCTTGGAAGTTATGAAATTACGAAACTCGTCAGTATTAGCAAATCCGTTTCGAAGATGGCTATTGACGCTTTTGAAACATGGCTCACTGATAATCTTGCCGAGGCAGTTGCGAACAAGATTACAGCTTACCTAATCGTCGGTACTGGCTCTGGTCAACCTCAAGGTATGAATACGGCACAGACTTGGGATGAAACAAACTCTGTAACTGTTGCTTCTGGTGCTTCCCTTGCTGCTAACAACGTCCAGTCTCTTATTGGTTTGCTTGGCGCAGGGTATGATGCTGGCGCTAAGTTCTATATGAGTAAGAAAACTCTGTTCTCAGACTTTATGCCCCTTCAGGACTCTGCGAAGCATAACCTTGTGGTTGAAGCAGGTGGTAAGTATTACATTTACGGCTATGAAGTCACTTGTGATGACCGCATCCCCAATCATGAAGCTTTCCTTGGTAATCTGAAGAAAGCCATTGTCGGTAACCTTTCCGAAGTCGAGAATGTTGTAAGTCAGTTCGACATTAACACCAACAGCTATAAGTATCTCGGTTGCGCTTTGTTCGATAGTAAAGTTGCTATCGATGAAGCAATCGTGAAGCTTGTCAAAGCTGCTTAAGGTGATTAAATATGAGCTTGGTTAATACTATCAGAAATAGCCTCAGAATTATTTCTGAAGAATTTGACGATGAAATTAAGGAACTTATTGACCAAGCAATTCAGGATATGAAAAACAGCGGTGTAAAAGCCGCTGTTTTCCCTGATTTCGGATCAAATGCTTGGGCATATACAATACCTGACTCTAATATCAGAAGAACAATAATGCTCTTTGTGAAAGCCAATTTCGGTATCGAGAATACAGATAAGGATTGGTACATGGAACAGTATTTTAATAAGAAAGCCGAGATATTGAATCAAACAAGTATCTACACTGCTGAATAGGTGGTGCTGATATGTACAATAAAACGATTCAGCTTATTTCTGAAACATTCATAGAAGATGATATAGGTCAACAGATATCCACTCCAGTTTATAAAAAGGTATATGCCAGTGAAAAGAGTATTGGTCAAAAAGAGTTCTTTCTAGCAGGACAATCAAAAATAAAGCCTGAAACGTGCTTTCTTGTAAGGCAAGTCGATTACTGTGGTGAGACTAAATTACGATTTCCTGCTATTGAATCAGGCAAGGTCTATTCGATTTACCGTATTTACAATACTAAAAACGAGCTTGTTGAATTGTATTGTGAAGTGAGGGCTGGTAATGGCTAACACTATCGATATCAGTTCGGCGATTATGAATCAGCTAACAAAATACTCTGATGATGTAATGAAAGAGTCAAAATTAATCCTTAAAGATGAAGCAAACAAGTTAGTTCAAACTCTCAAAGATACAAGTCCAAATAGGACAGGTGACTACGCTAAGGGGTGGACAGCAAAGCTGGAGTATGAAAACAATATGACGGCTCGATTTGTGGTTTATAACAAGGATGCATATCAACTTACACACCTTTTAGAGTATGGACATGCTAATAGAGATGGTAGCCGCACTGAAAGCAAGGCTCATATAGCTCCAGCTGAGCAAGAAATGATTCAAAACGTACAAAAACGCATGGAAGAGGCGGTGAGTAGTAAATGACTCAGCCTGAATTATATACATTGCTTGTATCAACTGGTTTACCTACGGTGTATCACAGCTGGAAAGCAAGCGGTCAGGATGTGCCTAGCCTACCCTATATCGTTTATCTGTTGATAGATACTGATAATGAATCAGCAGACAATAAGGTACATAAAAAAACAAGTAACTATCTGGTAGAAGTGTATTCTGATAAGAAGGATTTAGCCAGTGAACAGTTACTGGAAGATGCACTTGATGTTGCATTTATTTTTTATAACAAAAGAGAAACTTATATCGAATCTGAGCAACTGTATCAGGTTGTCTATTCGATTTCCATAATCTAAGTAAAGGAGAAATACATATGCCAAATAAGGTTATATACGGGCTTTCAAAGCTCTTTTATAGCGTCATTACCGAAGATGTTGATGGTACACTATCTTTTAGTACACCTGTTTCAATTCCAGGAGCTGTAGCCATCAAGCTCAGTCAAGAGGGGGAGCAGGTCGAAGAATATGCTGATAATACAACATGGAAAACGTTTACAACTAATAATGGTTATAAAGGCTCCCTTGAAGTTGAGATTCTTCCTGATAGCTTTAGGAAAGATTGTCTAGGCGAAACTGTTGATGCAGATAGCGGAGTTGTTACAGAAAACAGTTTAAGCATTGGTAAACCGTTTGCATTGCTCGGTCAATTTGAAGGTGATTCCAAAGGACGCAGATGGGTTTACTATTATGTCACTGCCAGCAGACCAAACGCAGAAGCAAAAACAAAAGGAAAATCTATTGATGTTATGCACGAGTCAATAGATATCATTATCAAGCCTAGACCTGATAACAGCGTTGTGAAGAGGTTTACAAACGACTCTGTAACTGACGCGATTTATAACGGCTGGTTTACAGCAGTATATGAACCAACTACTTAACGTGGGGTGATCCCCTATGGGTGATAAAATAAGGTACGGTCTGAGCAATGTATACATAGCGATATGGAATTCAAGTTTAAAGGATTATTGTAAGCCTAAAGCTATTAAAGGTGCAGTTAGCATTGATTTAGAGCCTATAGAAGACCAATTCGCAGTTACAATGCCCAATGGGATCAAACAGACACTGAGTCAATCAAATAAAGGGTACAATGGAACAATCAAGTTCGAGTATGTTCCTGTATGGTTTAATACTGATATCCTTGGCGATATTTTGGATTCGAACAAAGTACTTATAGAATCCAGCACATGTAGATCAATATCATTTGCTTTATTATTTCAATTTGAAACCGATCTAAGCGGCAGGCGCTTAGTTTTATATAATTGTAAATGTAATAGGCAGAAGATAAATGGTGAAAGTATTTCTAAAAGCATAAAGACTCAAAAAGATGAATTTAAGCTTGAGATTAGACCACGCATTTACGACAAGAAAATCAAGAGTTGTACAACTTCGGAAACACCTTTGAATGTGTACAATAATTGGTTTAACACAGTTTATTAACTTAAAGAAGGTAACCAATTTGGAAAAGACAGTCACAATAGATGGAAAAACTGTATGTTTTAGATCAACAGGAAGTTTACCTCTGAGATATAAGGCTCAAACAAAAAGAGATTTCTTCGCAGATATTATGAAGCTTGATAATATCATTGATAAGAAAACCAAAGGTATCGATTTTGACACTCTGGATTTAGAGATCTTTTATAATCTGGCATGGTGTATGGCAAAAACAGCTGATTCAACCATACCACCTCCGATTGAGTGGTTGGATAAATTCGAGTGCTTTCCAATTGTCTTGATATTAACGGAGCTTCAGGATTTATTACTTAAATCCATTATAGGCAGTAATGTAAACGAAAAAAACTAAATAGCGATGGTAAGTCTGAAGAGAATCTTATTAGTGCTGAGAAGTACATTCTTAGAACTAAACAGGTTGGGCTTACCATCGCTGAACTTGATTACTTCACCGTGGGCGGTGTTTTTGACTATATTGAAGCATATCTAGATGATATTGAAGAAGCACATAATTCACACGAAAAACATAGATCAGCAACTCAAGCTGATTTTGATGCAATGGCAATGTAATAAAAAACGACAATCACATAGAAAGAGCGTAAGCCTACCTTTCTAAAATCAGATGAAAGGAGGCGTTTTTTATTTGGCTGGAAACAATATAAAAGGGATTACCGTTGAAATAGGCGGTGATGCCACGCAACTGAATAAAGCGTTATCTGATGTAAACAGTAAGAGTAAAGACCTTAATTCTGAATTGAATCAGATTAATAAACTGCTTAAGCTTGATCCGACAAATGTGACATTGATTGCACAAAAACAAGATTTACTTAGTAAGTCAGTCGATAATAGCAGTCAAAAGCTCAATACGCTAAAAAGTGTTCAGGAACAAGTTAACCAACAGTTTCAGAATGGTGATATTGGAGAAGAGCAATATAGAGCCTTTGCTAGACAAATCGAAAGTACAGAAATATCACTGAAGAAATTTGCTGAACAGCAAAAAGAGATCGAGTCAACTTCATCTTCTGTCGGTACAGAAATGAAATCTCTTGGAAATGATTTCGATAAAGCAGGGGCGAAGGCTTTAGGGTTTGGCGATATTCTTAAAGCAAATCTACTCTCTGATGCTCTTGTTGGTGGTATTAAGGCGATAGGCTCGGCTATATCAAGTGCGGTAAACGAGTTTAAGCAACTAGCTTCAAGCGCCTTAGAAAATGCTGACAATCTTGAAAAGCTTTCAGACCAAACAGGTTTGAGTGTTGAGAAACTTCAACAAATGCAATACATTGGTGATGATCTGGGGGTTAGCCTTGATACACAGACAGGGGCTTTGAGCAAGCTTATCAAGAGCATGGCAGGGGCGAAGGACGGCACTGGAGCGACGGCAGAGGCATTTAAGGCACTTGGTGTATCTGTCGTTGACAGCAACGGTCATCTGAGGGATAGTAATACCGTTTACGGCGAAGCGCTTGAAGCTTTGGGAAATGTGACAAACGAAACCGAAGCAACAGCGTTAGCACAACAGATATTTGGCAAAAGCGCAATGGAGCTTAATCCATTAATCAAAGCTGGTAGTCAAGGGCTAGCAGACTTGGCACAACAGGCAAGTGATACTAGTGCGATAATGTCAAATGACACTGTTTCCGCTCTGGATTCATTTGGAGACTCTGTTGATCACTTGAAACAGACGGTAACTACTGCTGCCGGATCATTATTAGGTCAATTTGCTCCAGCACTAAATGATGTTTCAACAAGTTTAGCAGGGCTGCTATCAGGTAAGGTTACACCAGACGAATTCATAAATAATATCAGCAATCTGATAAGACAAGTAACAGCTACAATAGCTCAAAAACTCCCTGACCTGATTAAAACAGGTGGGGAGATTTTGTTATCAATAATTAAAGGTATCATTGATGCTTTGCCCCAGATTATACCGATTGCATCACAGATCATATTGCAGTTTGCTAAAGAGATCATACAATTATTGCCGGAGATTATTAATGCTGGTATACAGGTTTTAGTATCACTCATTAATGGTGTAAGCGGTCAATACAAATGCACAGATTTTCGCCACAAAGTGCACAGATTTTTA